CTTTCTTTAGATTCAGTCATTGCCATAAAAGTAATTTTTCTTTTAGATTTAGGTAGTTCATACTCAAACTCATTCTTATGTAATTCGATTTGATTCTTACCATCATAATCAGCTGCTTCGAATTGAGTTAAATCAATAACCTCTTCTTGCTTATTATCTGAAAATGGGTCTTGGATTTCTACTTTGTAATCTTTACCATATCCTAATACTCTGGCAGCAATCATAATTGCGTTTTTATCACCTGTAGTTAAATCTATGTATTTGATTGGAACTCCATCACCATTACCTAATATTAGTGATTGAAATAATCTATCTAATACTGTTCCATCTTTAATATATGATTGTGTTGTAAGAATATCTTCTTCTTTTGCAGTCATATACTTCATTTCCACTTTACCTGATGATAATGGGTTCTCTTTGGAATATACTAATCCCTTAGATGGTAAATCTACTATTTCAGTTGGAAATTTATAATCGGATACTTGCTTTGTTTCGTATTGCTTCTTAGCAAGCTCCACCATTTCATCATTAGAAAGATTACTTTGGTACTCATCTGTTAATTTTTCTTTACTCATAACGTTTCTCGTTTTAAAACTTATTTAATATTGGTTAACCATATATAAATATGTAAATATTATTAATTAAACGAAAAAACCCTCACATTTCTGTAAGGGTTTCTCAATAGTCAATTTTTATTACAATCCGTACTTAGTATTGTAGTATTGCGTAATCGTATGTAAGTGTTAAATCTACAGTTGCTAAATCTTCACCAGTATAATCCATATCTGAGAATTTTGCTGTTTGAATAAATGCTCCTTTAAGTGTCCACTCTTCTACTTTATCACCGACAGGACCCAAACTGTTAAATGTGATATCTTTTTTGTAGAAATCAGAGTAACCATCACGGCCCGTTACTGATTCGTGGTGTAATCTTACCCATTCCATAGCTGCTTGTGCTGCTGATGGTACTACTGGGTCATACAATGAAATTGTTAAATCACTCCACTCACTTCTTCCTTTTACATATCTTCTAACATTAACGTGGTCAATTGTAACCTTTCCGTTTGTTATTTCTGGTCTGTTAGCGGCTTTTATTAGGTACGCAGGAATTCCCTCAATGTACATAATAAATCTGTTCGACATCTTCGGTTCGAATGATGTGAACATTACTTCTGTTGGGTCTAATAGTTGTGCCATTTAGTTTTCTCCGTTATTCTTTCTTTAATATAAATATAGTTCTTTTTAAAAAATAGTTAGTCCCCCTAAAAATATTAGGGGAACTAAGTTATTATCTATATACTATTCTGGAAATGCTGCTCCAGTTGGTAGTACATTAAAGTCAAGAACTATGAATTCTGCTGTTTTCGCTGGTTGTAAGAAAATCTCACCAACCATAATGTTTCTGTCAATCACATCTGGAGTGTTGTTGGTTTCATCCATTATCACTTTAAATGCGTATAAACCTTGTCTTTGTTGAATTGATTCTAAGTAAGGATTAACGATTGATAAGAATCTATTTCTCGTAGCTGCTGTATTATTTTCAAATATTAAGTAACGAGTAGATGATGCGATGAATTTCTTCACTGCGATTAACAATCTTCTTACATTGATTCTATCCAATGCCGATGGTTTAGCTTGTAATGTTTTCTGTCCAAATACAGTAACACCTTGACCAGGGAACGTTGCGATAGGATTTAATCTACCTTCGTAAAGTGAATCTCTCTCAACTCTAGTCAATCTTGTCTTAGCTTCAATTACTGAAGTTAATCCACCTCTATTCAATCCAGCTGGTGCGAACCATTCAGCGGCTACTTGGTCGTTAAATGCTATAACGCCAGGAAGTACAACCGATGGCGGAACCCATACTGGTTTGTTCTTATCTGTATTTAGTATCTTAACCCAAGGATAGTAAGATGCAACATAGTTTGAATCAAATGCTTGAACAGCGTTAACTGCCGTTGAAATTGAATCACTCCATGCTGAAGCATCCATAATATAGAATGCATCTTGTCTATCTTCACACATATCTTTAGCGAATACTGATACTGCTGAGTGATATCTGTGAATGATACCTGGTAATACTACCATATTGATATCAAATTCATCAGGATTAGATACAGAGTTAATTGCTTTTCTATATGCTAATGTACCTGTTGCTGTATTTGATGAACAATCATACCCTTGTGTGTTTCCAGCACTAATATCATTTCCTAAAGAAACTTGTCTATTTGGTTTGAATCCATCAAAACCACCTTGGAAAGGTACTAAGAACTTTCTAGAGTTAATAGAAGTTAATTGGTCGTTTAATGATATAGGACCAGAATTAGCAGATGTTGATGATGGGTAGTTTGCCCCAGCATCTTGGTTGTTATCACCTAAATAGAATGCCGTACCTACTGTTGCGTTGTTACTATCTGGTGTTGGTGCTAAGAAGTTTCTATTATCTGTTGTTACAAAATCAAAATCATATCCGTAGAATTTCTTAGGATTGTATGATTCATTGATTGTTTGTGCAGATACATAAGAAGGACTTGGTAAATCTAATTTGTTTCCAAATGGATTTTGTAATGCTCCGAATCCGAATGGTACTAATGATTCATCTATACCACCATTTTTAACTGCATTTGAAACTTCAACTCTAATGTTTTCTGAGTTATTTGGATAATCACCATTAGTTGATAATTTTCCATCTGCATCTACAGTAATGTACTTATCACCAATTACTCTAGCGATAAAGTTTGGTGAATCAGGATCTAAATTAACTCCTTGGAATTGTTCAACTAAGTTAGGTCTGATATCAGAATCAACTACACCTACAAATGGTGTACCTGCAATCTTATCTTGGTCAACTCTTCTTACTACTACAGTAAATGAACCATACTCAGAACCTGGTACTGTACCAGCTGGTTTGATATCTTGAATACCGATTTTGAATTCGTAGTTAGTTGCTGTACCATGTGATAAAGTATGGAACTTAATTAAGTTCGTTGTGTTACCACCTACTTTTTGTGATGTAATCCAAGGTGTATTTGCCTCAGAATATGCTTTTGTGTAATCAACATCTTTAGCTACATCTAATGTTACTACTGGAATTTCTCCAGCTTTAGCAAATGATGCTGATTGGAATGTTTTAAAGTTTGATAACACATATCCTTTTTGAGCACCTCTTGCTGAAAATCCAAATGATTTTGTGTAATAATTATCATCTGATGGATTAAGTGATGCACTAAAGTTAGTGTTTGTAAAGCTTGAACCAGATACTCCTAATGTAAACATTGATGCTGTTACACTAGCTGAACCATTGTGGTCACCTATTGTACTCTTCTTAAACACATCTACATCTGATACTACTTCTGTTGTTGGGTGTAATACTGCTACTACCTTTTGACCATGCGATGATGATACTGATAATGCTATTGGGTTTTCAAGAGTGTATCCATCTTGTCCTAATACCCTAACGATTGTTGCAGTACCCGCATCTTCTAAATAAGCTTGTGCAGTATATGGTAGATATGAATCTAAAGTCAATCCACCGAATACTTGTTGAAACTCTTGAAAAGATGATACTGTTGTTGGAACGAATGCTGGTCCTTTAACTGTTGACCCGATTAATGCTGCTCCAATTTCGCCAATCCCTTGAGGTAGAAACGACAAGTCCTTTTCTCTTGTAAATACTCCAGGACTTACTATTCTTTCTGCCATTTGATTCTCCTATTAATTTCTTTTTGGTTTATTATACTAATAAATACTCAGAAATTTGTGAAACGATATATTTATGAGGCCGGTGTGAAAATACCTGTTTCTAAATCGAATTCGCCATCTCCGTATTTTTCTTTTAATTCACCAGCTAATTTAATTTCATCAGCTCTAAGTTGTTTATAATTTGATTCCACTTCAGATTTCATTTCAGAAAGTTTATCTTGCTGAGATTTTAGAATAATACCCTCTATCTCAATCTCGCCTAATCTAGCTGTAATCTGTGAGAAATCTTCTCTAAACTTCTTAATGCTTGAAACTTCTTCTTCGGTAAATTTAATTACTTCTTGTTCTTTTACGTTTTTTACTTCTGCCATAACTTTATTTTTTTATAAGTTTACAATTAATATGTCTATAAATATGAAAAATTATTTTCAAAACTTAGTATTCCACTTAATTTTTGATACTCCAAACACTTTTTGTGTATTTATTGTTTTTTTACCTCTATCTTCAGGTACTATATATGCTTTAACTGTAAGTGTTACATTACTTCTAACTATACGTTCTTCACCTACCCCATTTGTAGTTTCAAATGAATAAGATTCACCTTTGATTTGGAATTTATATCTATCACCAAATGCACCACCTTGAAAATAAACTACTTGCTCTACTAATTTATTTAAATCTTCCATATAATCACACCACATAATTAAATCATATTGTATGTTTACATAGTCAGGTACATCAACAATATATCTCTCTTTCTTTGGTGGTAACATATTTGTTAACTGAGAAAATGAATCGTATCTGTTATTTTTACTATATTTTTTAGTAAATGCCTTTGTATTATCCTCATCGGTAAGTACTTTTAGTTTTGAATATTCTGTATTGATATCTAATGAATTTCTTTTAAATGAAATCAATGGTGTTTGTACCTTACCATTACCATCTCTCATAAATCCATCTCTTTGAGCAGATGACCAGTTTTCAGGACTAGCATACATTACAGGAACGGGTAAATATTTACCATTTTCTTCTATAGTAGGTCTTACATCCTTTTCTAAAAAATCTTTGAATGCTAAATCAATATCGTAAATACCTACATTTACGTTTTTAACATCATCATTTCTACGAGAAATCTGTCTGGCTTTATTCAATTCAGGAGTATCAGAGAAAGAGCTATCCACTCTTTTCAAATCAACCTTTTCATCTCTATTTGTTCTGTATTTATATGCCATTTTAAATTCCTACTGGTAAATCATTTGTATTATCATTAACACCTGCTCTAAAATCATCTCTTAATTTAAGTTGACTTCTTTTAGCAACATGCGTTTCACATATAACAGATAAATTATATCCTTGTGAATCACCACCATCCCAAGTATCAGGATTCTTACCTGCAAAGAATTGGTTTGTAAATGTTACATCTACAATATGTTGTTCATCATTCCATTCAATCACATCACCCACTTCAGGATATACATTTTTATCTTTTAATATATCTCTTAAAAAGTAAAAGTTTACATTTCTAGTATAAGATGAACCAAAATCATCAAATATTTGCTCAGCATTTGTTCTATCAACTAATGTTGGTATTTTTACAGGATTATAGTAGGTTTTATTTTTGCCCTCACCATATAGGTTTGCCTTAGTTTCATCTATAATTAATTTATAGAAGTAAACTTCAGTATCAATAATATCAGTTATTAACTCTTTATTGATTTTACTAAAAAGTGCTGCATCTCTCTGTCCACCGAATAATGCCATTTGTTACCCTATATAAATTGCACGAGGTACTCTGTTAAGAGTTTGTTCCATCGCTTCTGATTCTTCTTGTTGTGCTTGTAATAATGCTTTTCTAGAAGTAGCTTCTAAGTTTTCTCTTAATTCTGAAATTAGGATTTCTTTTTCTGAAGATGCTTCACTTCTTAAATCAGCACCATCTAATGTTATTTCTGAGTTAGGGATTGGTACTGAACTAAACTTAGCTCTTACTGCACCTAACATTTCTTTAGCCAATGCTAATGTATATTTTTCAATCCACCTCTTACCAACATGATTAATACTTTTGTAAGGTATTCTATCATATTTAGCGTTTGAGTAATCAGATATAACTGAATTAGAAACTACTGAATTATTTCTATCCGATTCTAATACATAATGAAAATGTATTTTATACTCATTATTTGGTATTGGGAATATTCTAATTCTATTGTTTTGAATATCAAACCCATATTGAGATTTACGAACCATATCGTTAAATTCGATTGCCTGTAATCTTAACAAATCATCATAAAGTGGTTGCATCATAAATGAAACACCTGGTGAGTAGTTACCCCATCCAAATGTATCCATCATTTGTTGTGAACCTAAACCAGTTCCTACGAATGGGTCAAAGTATCTAACCATCGCAGGTGGTGCGTTATGTAACATTCTTTTAATTTCAAACTTATCTGTTCCAGCAGTACCTTCTTCTAATGATGTAATTGTTGGGTTTGTTAAATCATACATCTGTTGTCCTGGCTTAGCAGTAAATGAACCTGTATAATAAGTTACATTACCACCACTACCCACTTCACTACCATAATCTTTAGCTAAAGATACTAATCCACCTAAATTGGCATTCATTTGAGTTTGAGATAAATTTGAAGATGTGGAGTTTCCTTTAATGTTTAATAAATTTTCTCTAATGTTAAATTGATTAACTTGAGATGAGTACTCTGTAGTTGCTTCTTCAAAACAAGCATAGAAGTTTATATCCTGTAGTTCTATATCTACTATAGGATAACCTAATCGTTTTGCACACCATCCAGCCGTTTTATCAACTGATGATTGAAACTCTGTATCGGTATCATAATGCCCAAAAGGTGTTTTACCAGCTGAGAAAGATGATGAACCCGGCCATATTGGAATGTTTACTGCCATCTATAATCTCCTAATTCTTTTATATAAATATGGGAATCTTTAAGAATCACTTAATATTACTCGAAACCAATGGGCTTCTTACCACCACCACCTGAAGCTATTTTATCGTGGTCATATGCATAAAACTCAGATATAGAGTGTGGTGATGAACCATTAGGTCTATCGGCTGAAGCGTTGTTCGTATTGAGAGTAGATACTTCACCCGTACTCATACTTTCTAAAGAAATGTTTGTGTAATTGTTAGAAGCATTGTAATTATTATTTCCAAGTTCTCTTCTGATACCTAACATTGATATTGCGCCTGATGATGGAACTGCCATTATATTTCCCCTTTAAGTTTTTTCATTTCTGATTTAAGTTCTTCAATCTGAGATTGTTGTTCTTTCATACCTTCAATCAATAATGCTACTATTTTATCGTATTTAACACCTTTGAATCCATTTTCTCTTGTAGTTACTACTTCAGGTAAAACTTTTTCAACCTCTTGTGCTATTACACCAATATCATGTCCTTCATTACCATGTTGTGTTTTCTTTTCTTCTTCTGTAAGTTCTTTCCAATCAAATTCGTATCCACCAATTTTTAATACTTTATCTAATGCGTTTTTGATTGGTTTAATATTTTCTTTCCATCTTTTATCGGATGATGAGTATGCAACAATATCGTTATTTGCATCAATTCTACCATTTGTTGATGATGGGGCTACATTTACACCAAGTGCACCATATATAACTTTAAGACCCGATTCAGCAAGCTGAAATCTATGAGAACCACCACAAGATGCATTTATTACGTCAGTACCACCCCAAAAACCTGTATTTGTATCAGATTTAAAAGATATAGATGGTGTCGAATAAGTACCCGTACCACTTCTGAATCTTGGGCCACCAGATGAATCTGTTCTTGCTTGAAGATATAGACCTGAAGCTATTTCCCAATAGTTTGACCTAGATACTCCATTAACATTAACTAATAAATCACCCGTAGTGTTTGTACGTGCTTCAGGTGCTGCAGTAACTGTTGGAGTCGTTGTTCCATTAGCTACTGAAATTCCGTTTCCCGCTTGAACATTAGTTACTGTACCAGTATTAGTTGTGAATCCCCTACCATTTGTTAATTCGTTGTTATTTGTTGGTAAGGTTCTGATTCTAAGAGGTGCACTACTAGATTCCCATATTAATGCTTTGGTAGATGAAGAAGTAGTATCAGGTTTTGTTACCATCACAATGTCTCTCTGAAATTGAGAATCCCTTCCAAGTATAGTATCGACAGCTGTTATGACATCCCCTGTTTCAATAGTGGATTTAACCTTTAACTTACCACCAGTTGT